CGCCTCGTCGTGCTCGTGCTCCTCGGTTTCCTGCGTCTCGCCGCTTTCCTGTGTCCCGCTCTCGTCGGACAGTAGTGAGGCGAATTGGTGTGCCGCTTCGTCGGTGCTAATGCCAGTGCCGCTAGGCGTGTTGGCGCTTTCGGTAGTCATCTTAATAACCCTTTTGGGTGTTGAGGAAACCTAACTTATTTAGCCGTGCGCAGTTTTTGTACTGCCTGCGCGCTGATCTTTCCGGCAACGATCATCGTTTGCAGGTGCTGCACAAAATCGCGTTGCACTTGCAGCGCAATAAAAAGGCGCTCCCGGCCCGCCACGTCGGCCGCTGCCGTGTTTTGCCACTCGCGGATATACGTGCTTTCGAGCTCAGAAACGGCCGCTTTAAAGATGTCACTTTCGACGATTTCGTTAGCCCTGCGGCCTCGTTCGATCTCTTGCTCTTTAGTCATATTTCGTTACGCGTTGGGGTTAGATTGCGCCGCTTGCTGCGCGGCGGCCTGCGCCTGCATCGCGGCCGCTGCGTGCTGCTGATCGGCATTCACGGCGTTACGGTGCGTCTCGTGCGCCTGCTCAAGCGCCGCTTGCTGTAGCTGTGTCCGCTGTTGTGCCTGGGCGGCTTGCGCCTGCGTTGCGGCCGCTTGCTGCTGTGCGTGCGCCGCCATCGCGGCGCGCGCGGTCTCGTGCTCCTGATTGAGCTGGTTTTGCGCCTGCTCATTCAGGGCATCGACGGCCGCGCTATGCACTGCGCCGCCGTATTTGAGCTCAAGCTCGCGAGCGCGCAGCGCTGCATCTGCCGCGTTCTGCGTGCGGTCGCGCGCGTCTGCGGCGGCCGCTTTCTGCGCCTCGACGTCCACCTTTTTGGCCTGCGCCTGCGCCGAGGTCTGCGCGGCCTGCGCGGCGATAAGTTGCGGGTTCGGTTGCTGCTGAGGGGCGGGCGGTTGCCAGTTCGGGGGCACGTCGCCAAAAAACGCCGACGAGTCGCGGAATCCGGCAAGCTCGGCCATGCGCTTAAGCGTCGTCGCGTATTGCGAGAGGCTCACGAGCGGGTTAGCCGGCCCTAGCTGCATCATGATTTGCTCTTGCTTCGCCGCGATCATTTGCAGCGCGCCCATTTTGCTTTCCGTCGTGCCCGCGCCAAGCGCGATATTGACTCTTACGTTTAGGTCCGCGATCCAAGTGCGGGGGTCCATCTCGACCCACTGGCCGCGCAATTGGATCATGCGCGCCCGGTCCTGATTCTTTACGATCAAATGCAAAATGCCCTTGAAAAGGCGTTGCATTCCATCGGCGAGCACGCGCGCGATAAGCTCGACGCGGCCCTGAGATTGACTGATCGTGTTCGTAACGGCGTCGCGCGTCGTCGATTGCATAATCGACGGGTCGAGGCCCATAGACGCCTTGGAGACGCCGGTACGCATTTCCCGCACGTCGTCGATATATTCGAGCATAGGGAATGCGGCCTGCCCAACGAAAGCCGTGTCGAGCTGTTGCACGGCCCCTTGCTGCCGCATGCGGATAATCGAACCGACTTCGTTGTTAAGGAGGTCGTCGAAATTTACCTGACCCTCGACGGCCGCCATGCGCGGGTGGATAGACTGCGCGAGCGAGTCGAGCGAGTTGCGCCAAACGTGCGTTTTGATTCGCTGAATGTCGCCGGTAACGTCGTAAATCGACAGGCCAAAAAACGTGTGCGGCTCGGGGTCGCAATGAAACGCGGCGAACGGCACGAGGTCCGTAGGCTCGATATCGACGATTTTGTAACCGGCTCCCACGGTACAAACGCGCACGAGCTCGCCGATACCGTCGCCGTCCAAATCTAGGTGCATGTACGCTTCGCAGTACAGCACGCGATCGGTTGCGGGGTTGCCGCCGATGCTGCCCATAGTGAGCGCGAACGGTTGCCGGGTGATTACCTCGATTTGATAATCAAGCTCTGTTGACGTGACCTGATCGCGGATTTCGTCGGCGTCGTATCCGAGCGCGACGAGCTCGCTAACCGTTTTCATCGAGCGATGAGCGATGAGCGTAAAGTCGTCGAGCGAGCGCGCCCGTCGATCAATCAAAAATTCTTCAGGCGGGACCGGCGCAACGCGCACGCGGCCGCGCTTCGTGCGCCGCTTGACGATCGCATCGACGAGCGGAACCGGTTTTCCACTAAACGGGTCGAGCGTTTTATTCTCGTCGCCGTCGAGCTCTTTGGTCTCGATTCGCTCGACTTCGGGGTCGTTTTCGAGCACGAAAACGGCCATCGGGTCGAGGCCGCTGTAATGCTCCGTCGAGACGCGCGTCGATTCATCCCACCAGAATTTTACGAAGCCGGCTTTGCGCACGAGGGCATCTTTAAACGTGCTATGCAGCACGCCGAAACCGTCGTTATCGCGGTTGAAAACGTAGTTAGCATAGTCCGTCGCGGCCTGCGCCATTGCGACAGACTGCGCGCTTTCCGGCTCATACTCGACGACGTTTTCGCCGGACGTGTACATGCGAAGCAAGTCGGGGAGGAGCCCGAGCACGCTGTCGCGCACGTCCATAGAAACGACTTTGCTTTTTCCTTCCTCTTCGTCGCCGTATTCGCTGCCCTGATAGGCCGCCGTCGCCTCGGCGCGGAAACGGCTAACCTCAGTGTCGATGAAACTAACCGCTTCGGTTAGCTCCGTCATAACAAGGGATTGGACCGTGTGCGCGTCGAGGCCGTCGTCGTCGCTGATTACTTGCGCGCCGAGATAGTCGTCAAGCTCGTTCGTATCGCCGGGTTGAAATTGCGGCATTACTTGCCCTTTTGCATCAAGCCTTTGGCGAACGTGACTTTAGTCGGGCCGTTATCCGACTTGCCGCCGCCCGATTTCGTGCCGAAAACGGCCGGTGTTTTCGTCGCCTGATTCGCGGCCTTCGGGGCTTTTTGGCCCTTCGTGCCGTCGCCAAAACGGCTGATAGGGGAGTCGGATTGCTTGCCCTTAACGCCCGCGCTCCTGCCGAGATTGCCGTCGCCGTGCGTCATTTTCGAACGCGCAAGCCAATCCTTTTTAGTGTCTGCCATTGCTAGGAATCCTAAGTAATTGGGTTAAACGATCGGAACGTTACGGCGCAGAGGCTTACCCCATGAGGCGTAAGAGCCGCCCGAGGCCGTCGCGGCGTCGCTCGCGAACGTCAATACAAACGCGTCCGCAAGGTCGGGGGAGCGGCGCAGGCGCTTTTTCGTTACGTCTTTCGCTTCGGCTTGCACTTTACCGGAGCTATCGGCCACTTTGTATTTAACGCTCACGAGCTCGCCGCATAGCGCGTCGTCTTTCGGCATCCGGCAATCGCGCGCCTCTAGCCACGCTTTCGCCTTGAACCATAGTTCGGTGCGCAGATTGTTGTACGTGCCCTTGAGGCTCGGCATTTCGGATACGTTGACGCCACGAACCGGGAGCCCGAGCTCCCGGAGCCGATCGGCCACGCCCGCGCCAACGCCGATAGCATCGACGAGGATTTCGACCGGCCGCAACGGCTCCGGCGTCTCGTCCCACTCGATTTTTACGACGCCGCACGTTTGCATGAGGTCGAGTTTCGACCATTTGCGGATAGGCTCCAAAACCTCATTGCGGCGGCGCTTGCACAATGCGCTGTTGTCGTCTCCCATGCGCGCCACGTCGAGGCCCCACACAATCGGAGCTGTCGGCGAGCTTGTCGCATTTCGTGTCATCGCCTCCTCGACGAGGGCGAGCGAAATAATCGTATCGTCGTCGGCGCGCGGGAATTCGCCGAGCACACGAACGCGGTACGCATTCGAGAGTTCGCCGTATGCCTCGGCCACTTCGCGAACGAACGACGAGGAGACGCGTTTGCTATCGACGCACGACACGCGCATCGTGTACCACTGCGCGCGGTTGCCGTTGTGTGTATTGAAGAAAAAGCCCGAGGTACGCGTCGGGTTGCCGAGCAGGAGCGTTACCGCGTTATGCCCCGACATAGAGCCGATAGCGGCCTCGAAAACCGGCTCGGGGATACCGGACGCCTCGTCGCCTACGAGCATGACGTTATCGGCGTGAACGCCCTGCAATGCTTCCGGCGACTCGGCGCGCGCGGTACGCGCCGAGATAAACGCCTCTGTCGGCGCGGCGCGCAGCTCGATACGCTCTTGCTTGATCTCGATTAATTCGAGGAGGGCGGGCGGCAGGCGTCGCGCCCATCCCTTGAGCTCGGCGAAAAGCGCGTCGAATAGCTGCGCGCTCGTCGGAGCCGTAACGACGACTTTAACCGTGTACCGGGTGAGGAAAAACCAAAGCATCGCCCACGAGGCCGCCGTCGATTTGCCGACGCCGTGCCCCGATCGCGCGGAGATACGGCGCTCGCCGTTGGCGATTGCCGTTAGGAATTCGACTTGCCACTCGTCCGGCTCGGCTCCTAGAACCTCACGAACGAATAAAACCGGTTCCTTTGCGTACCGGTTGAGAAAGTCTATGAAGGGGTTTGTAGATGTCTGCAAAGCGTCGCCGTTGCTCGGCCTCGGCCTCGCGGCGTTGCTGCTCGCGGTATTTCGCGGCGCGCTTTTCGCTTAAGAGGTTGCTAAGGCCAAAAATGAAATACACGGCGACCATACACACGACGAGCGTCCACATAACTAGCCCCTCCCTACGTTTTTAGCTGTTTGCCTGAAAAGTCGTAATCGACGGCAAGCTCGGGAGCATGCCGGGCGCGGGTTAGGTGAAAGCCCGCGCACTCGGGGCATTTGTACACGAAAAGCTTACTTGTCGCAAAATGTGTCAAGTAATACTGGCCCGCAGCGCGGGCCGTGAGCTCGTCGGGGTATCGGTTTTTGTCGGCGCACATGCGCCGGAGCTGCGCGACCGGCCGCCCCCGGAACCGGAGGGGCGCAGTCATGGGAGGAGGGGGTTATTCGTCGTTGGCATTCTCGCGGGCTTCTAGGCGGCGTACTGTTTCATACGTTACCTTGATCCCGTGCTTCTGCGCGGCGAGCTCGGCCGTCGCGCGCAGGGAGAAGCCGGCCGCGCGTGCCTCGCGGATTGTCTCGATTGCGGCTTGCTGTGTCCGGTTCGGGACCAGGCGCGCGGCCTTGCCGGAGTATTCGACGCCGTGCTCGTCTTTCGCCTTGTCGAAACCGAACGGGGCCGAGCCGCCGATATGGCCGCCTGCGGCTTTCTTCGCGTCGCGGCCGCTCGCCGTGCGTTCGAGGATGCGGGTACGCTCCCACTCCGCGAAGCCCGCGAGGATGGTGAAAAAGAGCTGCGAATGCCCGTTTTCGTTGACCGGCTCGTTACCCATGTCGGCGAGAATCAGTTTCACGCCGGCCGCTTTCCACTGTTTCACCTTAACGAGCGCGTCGGCCGCGTCGCGAAATGCCCGGTCGAGCTTGGCGACGATCAAAACATCGCCCTTGCGCAGCACGGCCACGAGGCGCGAGCCTTGGGGGCGGCTTTCGAGGTCTGCGGAGCCGGAAACGCCGCCATCGACGAAAACCTCGGCAATCTCCTCGCCGCGCATCATCGCGAGGCCGCGAATCTTGCGCTCCTGCTCGGCGAGGCTCGTGCCGTCTACCTGCTCCGCCGTCGAAACCCGCGCATAACCGTAAGTCGCCATTTCTTTCCCCTTGTCGCCGTGTCGCCGTGTCGTAATGTCGTCACGGTGAAACCAGTATGAGGGAAAGAAAAAAGCCTGTCAAGCTCTTATCGCTAAGAGCGTGACAGGCGAGAAAGGCGCGCGAGCTAATCCGAGGGCCGTCCCTCGCGCCTACGTTTCATCGGGGGTCGAAAAAACGCCCCCGAATTTTACCGGCCGGCGCTCCCGGCGTCGATCAAAAACTCGTCCCGGTCGTGTCCCTCTAGCCACCTAGGTTGACGGCCGCGCCCGCTCCAAGTTGCGCCGGTTTTCGGGTCGCGGTAGAGCGGGGGCGCGGGCGGCCGCTGCGACTTCTGCGGAAACGTCGCCGCGCCCTTGGGGCCGCGCTTGAGCTGCTGCGTCTTTATGAGGCCGAGCTCGTGCGCGTTAAAGTCGAATTCCGTAATCAGCGCTTTTACCTGCTCGAATGCCTCGGCGCGCTTCTCTGCGCGCATTGATTCGATTTGCCGGTTGATTGCGTCGCGCTGCTCGATTAATTCGCGGATAGTAATTGCTTGATTCATTTGTTTTTGCTCCTGTACTTTGCTTTAGCGATTACGATTAGTGATTTCATTCGTGCGATATCAGGGTCTTGCATAATGTCGCGCGTTTCCTCCTGCGTCGGCCTGCGCAACTTTCCGTTACTTACATCGAATATGGAAATAGTTCCGCAGCTAATACATAGGCTTACGTCGCCGTCTTTCGGTTTGAAGTTACCGCCCGTCGAGTGCATTTGTCCATCTAACACTTTCTCGCACTTTGGGCACTTGTATGGGAACCCGCGTTCATTTGACATAAAAGAAATTAACACCTATGGAAAAACGCGCGCAAAGCCGGGCGCACGTCGGTATGTTTTCGCGCTCAAGTCGTATTCGATATTTCCCGGCGCGTGCTCCTGATACCGGGCAATGTCGAGCGAGACTTGCGGCGTGGACAGGCCGAAATAATCGGCGAGCTGCGCGCGGTTTATCACGCCGTAATGGTCGAGGAGAAAGTCGATAAAGCGGAGCCGGGCCGCGAGCGCTGCGTTCATAGGTTGATATACTCCCGCGCCTTGTCGCCGTCCGGCCGCCTGCGGCCTGTATCCGGGTGCCTATGCCATCCTTCCGGCTCGCCCTCTAGTCCGCGCGCCTTCCACTCGACGAGCGCGACGTATGCCTTAGATAGCGAGCTGTAACACCATCGCTCGCCGTATCCCCATTCGGTAAGGTCGGCGAATATCGCGACGTTAAAACCCATGCGCGCGAGGCATGCGTCGCGGCCGTCGTTGCCGCGCGTGTAGTCGGTGTATTCGTTGCGGTCGCATATTTCCTGCCCGCGCTCGGCCGTTAGCCGTTCGCGCTCCTCAATGTTCATTTTGACCCTCGTTTCTACGGCGTTGAAATTCGGCGAAGTCCTGCGCGTGCTTTTCAAATTCGCGCTCTACCTCGGCCATGCGCTTTTCTATTTCCTCGCGCTGCTGTTGCCATTCGCGCGAATGACGCCGGAGCATACGCACATTGCGCGCCGTCGTCATTACGTTAGCGGCTTCAATCGCGCACATCAGGAGGAGCGACCACGTATTACCTTGTGACGCCTGATAGACGGCCCAAACCGTACACCAAATATGGTTGGCGACGTTTATTGATGTCAGGAGGTAAAAACTCCAATCGAAATAGCCGGGAGGGAAATAGCGCGGGAGCGGCCGGCGCTCTACCTTGACAAGCTCAATTTTCATTTTTGGGCTTCAGGTTATTAACGGCCGCTACCGCTGCGCGGTGCTCGGCGAGCAATTCATTGTGACCGGCGAGCGCTTCGTCGTATGTCGAATAGCGGCGCATTACCTCCTCGGCCCAACGCGGCCCAATGCGCGCCATCGTCTCGAATAACAGGGGCGGCCCCTCGAAAAAACTATGGTCGAGGCCGAGAAATACCGTCGAAACAAATCCGACGCCCTCTAGCTCGTCGAATGCGACGCGGCGCTCGGGCGAGTTCATTTGCTCCGTCCAATCGAATAGCGAGCACGGCTCAACGGATTTATCGGGCATCAGCCGATAGTGCATGTTGCGCGCATTCGGAAATTGCGCGTTGAGCTCGGCGTCTACCTCGTCGAGCCTGCGCTTTCGCTCCTCGCGCAAAAGCTCGGGCGGCGTCGGCGCGGCGTACAGCTCGCGCAATATCGCATCGGTGCGCGCCGTGCTGCGGTTGACGTGATCGACGCGGCGTTTTGTTCGGCTTGCGGTTTTCATCTATGCGGCCCGGCCAAAAAGGAAAAAGTACACGGTCGCGCCGTATGTGTCCATAAACCACGCATGCGCCGCGCGCCGCTCGGCATGCGTGAGACTGCGCGTGCGGCTGATCCAATTGGCCCACTCCTGCGCGCCCGTTCGCTTGTTATTCATTCCATTCCCTCGGGTCGAGCATGCGCGCCTCGCCGAAACAGCACGGCCCGCAAAGATGCCAACGCACGACGACGCGGCCGTGTCGCTCGCCCGTCACTGTCGGCGACTCGCCGCAGCTCGCGCATTGGTCGTCGTAATCCGGCTCGAATGAGTCGAGCGTCTCGCCGATCGGTTCCGGCTCGCGCACGCCGAACGCGTCGCGCTTCGCTTTACTGCCCTTGCTCATTGCATCAATCCATCAAAGGGGGTTGCGGGGCCGCGCTTGCGCGCAGCAAAGAGCCCGGCGAGTTTCTCTTTCCGGCGTCGATGGTGCTCGGCCGGCGTCGTGCGCCGATGAGTGTTATCGGCCTGCGCGCTGAATTCATAAACCGGCGTGCGCCGCCCTCGCGGCCCTTCCGGCCGTAGCCATTCGCGGACCCGTACACGCTGGTACGGAATGACGCCCTCGCGCAGCGCGCCGATTACGGGATTCACGGTCGAGAAAGACAGGTGTATCGCGGCCGCCACCTGCGCCGCTGTCTGCGGCTCGCGGGCGAGCTGCATAACGATCCTGTCGAGCGCGATCGGCGACGCATACACGCGCCGGCCCTCCCTGCTCAATATCCGGGGGGCGCGTTTCTTGAAACCTTTCCGGGGTCGGCCGTCCGAGTGATACAGCGCTCGAGCGTCATTACAATTAGCTTTCATTACATTACAAAATTGATTCTCAAAATTTTTCGGCTCATGAGCGACATGCGTATTGGGGAGCGCATTGGAGGCCGCCCCGTCCGACCCCCGGTGCGGGGGGCTCGGCCGACGCCTCGCCGCCGCCACCACGCCGAAAAGGGGTAGTCAACCTCGGGTTAACCCTTAGTGGTTTGCCCTACTCTGCGCTAAGTCGTTGATTCTATTGGCCTTTCGATACCGCGGCCGCCCTACACATTAGGGATTACCCCTATCATTCTGTCACGCTCTCTTAAGACTGTGACAGTCACATGAGGCCGAAGTCGTCGCGCACTGGCTCCGGCACTAGCCTAGCCTCAACGTCGATAACCCCGCTCTCGCTCGAATCCAAGCCCTCTGACGGGCTCGGCAAGCTCGGCCGCTCCTCGTGTACCTGCAACGCCTGCGAAGCCTGCCGCAGCGCGTCTAGATGCAATGCGCCGATGTTGACGACGACTTGCCCGCGCTGCTGCTCGCCGTACTGCTCGCGGTTCCACACGCCCGCTAGATGCCGGCGCGTTTCAATGCGGAGTTTCGCCGCCGCGACTTCGTGGGCGCTTCCGGCGTTCGCCGCCTCGTCGGCAATGGCGAGCGTCTCCTCGGCGAGCCGATGAGACGCATGTGCGCGCGACTCGGCTAATGACTGTTTCCTCTCCTGATTGGCATTCAGCCACCTCGACAGAGAGCTTTGCATGACCCCAATCTCACGGGCTATTGCGCTCTGAGTCTCGCCCTTGTCGAGCTCGTCGAAAATGAACTCTGCATAACCCTCAAGCATTACCATCTCTGCGCGCTGTTTCGGTCTACCGGCCATCGTTAGGACTCCTCGTGTTCAATGTGCCGATTGTCCCTCCTTCCGGCGAGCCGTTGCAGTCCAATCACGACGAGCTGACCAATCCATAGGACAGCAAAACAGAGGAGCCAGAGCGACAAGGTGCTATCCATTCGGTAACTATTCCCTATGTGCCACGTTTTGCGGCACTTCTCTAGAAATGTGCCACCTTGTAAACCCTTGATTTATATACCTTTGTGGCACTTGTGGCACTTGTGGCGCTTTTTCAGTACCCCCTACGTGTATATAGGGAAATTCCCCTCTGTTCCGCTGATACCCTCCTCGCCCATTTCTCCGTCCTCCTCACTTTTCCCCTATACCGATTTGCTAACCCCCTAAAAAGCGCCACAAGTGCCACAAGCGCCACTGGCGGGGCTTTCCGGCCGACGAAGCGCCACAAAAAGCGCCCCAAATGCGCCACCGATGCCGGTGCAAGTCGCGTTATGTTTCACACTCGCCCGCGTATTGCCGGAGACGCTCGGCGAGCTGCTCTAACTCAAGTACACGCCGTTTCAGTCCCGGAACCGTGTTGTATGGTTCGCCGCGCGTGCCGAACAGAAGCGCAGCGCTCGCCAATACGAAGCGCGCCGAGCTGATAACGTCGGCCGCGTCGAGCAAGTCGTCGCGCTTCGTCATCTATCCACCTTTGGCGAGCTGCGCCCGCGCCGCATGCGCTAACCATCCCGAGCGCGTCAATCCAAACTCCTCGGCGCGTTGGTCGATCGCATCAATGAGCCGAGCCGGAAACGAGATATTTACCCGCTTCGTCGGGTTATCCTCGACCGGCTCGCCCACGAATACGCAAACCCATTCGCCGCCCTCGTATCCCTCGGCCGTCGCGATGATATGGTGCGGATTCTCGGGGACGGCCGCCGCGATCGTGCTAAGCACGTTGCGCACGTCGGCCGCGAGAGAAACCACGTTCGCGCCTTTGAATGAAAAATCCGGCACGAGTGGCGAGCGCCCGATCAATTGGTGCGGATCGGCCGTCACATACAACGGGAACAACATGCTTGCGCCTCCTAGAGCAACTAGGCCGCGAGCTTGTTAGCCTCGCCCGCGAGCCATTGAGAAATACATCGCTTCGCGCTCGTCAGCCCTCCCGAGACCGGCACGAAGTTAGGAGCCGAGGCTTTCACCTTTGCCCGTACCGTGTGCGCAATGTAATCGGTCATCAAAATAACGAGGTCCGCGTTAGCGCATTTCTCGCCGCTCAAGCCGCCCTGATCGGCATTCGACCCATAAGCGAGGTCGATATTAGGAAAGGCTTTCGAGAGGTTGTGACTCCGGTCACGCGTCAGGCCGACGACATACACGCGCGGTCGATTGTTGATGCCACGCGGCGCAGCGTCGATGCCGGCGAGGTCAAAGCGCGAAAACTTCGGGTTAGCCGTGCTTTTCACGTCCCGGATTGCGTCGCCCAAGCCCTCGATAAACGGCAAGGCAAATGCGCCCACGAGGCGACGAGCTGCGGCCGCGATCAAATCCTCGATAGGCGCGCTCTCTAGAAAATCCTCGATTGCCGAATCACGAACGCGCGCGATGGTCTGCTCGTGCTCCTCTGCCTCACGACGCGCCCGCTCCTCGGCCTCGCGCCGCTCGCGCTCTGCCGTCTCCCTAGCCTTGCGCTCTGCCTCGGCGCGCTCGCGCTCCTCGGCCTCTCGCTCGGCCTGCGTTTGCTGGTTCGCTTGGCGTTCAAGCTCTACCTCGGGCCTAACCTCGTCAAGCAACGGTATTAACCAACTTTTCACGAGCCAGAAAGCATCTAAGTGGCGCTGCCGATCTTGCGGGAGCACGCGGCTTTGCGCCTGCCTCACTGCCTCAAGATTGGACATATCGGGAAAGTCGGCTTGCAGCTTAATGAACGCTTTCGCAACGCTCCTGCGCTCTGCGTTGCTCCATCGGGTTAGCGTGCTCCCTACGGCCGCGCCACGCTTCTTTGCTTCAGGTGCGGGCGTCCCTTTCTTTGCTGCCGGCTTCTTTGCCATGTCGATTACCTCTGTCGTCGGCGCGGCCGGTTCCGGCTCGCTGGTTACGTTCTGCTGCTCTAGCGGCGTGAAAAGCGCCTCTGCTCCTGCCCGTGCTGCTGCTGCCTGCGTTTTCTGCTCGTCGTGCTCTTTGGCGAGGCGTTGCCATATCGGCACAATCCACGAGTTTTTAGAAAAGTCGTTGACCCGCATTTGCTTATCCGGGGGCATCGTCGCAATACCT